TAGTTCACTGTTGACTTCTATGGATGGTTCTATGTGGTATGCACAAGGTAAGTGGCGTATGAAGCCAGCTTATTGGACTGCACCAGTACTTGCTCTAACTGAAGATGACCTACGCTCTAGTATCAATGTATCCACAAGACACTCTCGTAGAGATAACTTTAATGTAGTCAAGGGTACATTCCGTGGCAGTGAAAGCAATTGGCAAACTACAGACTATCCACAAGTGACTAACTCAGCTTTCTTATCTGCTGACGGTGGGCAAGAGTCTGTAGCTGATGTTGACTTGCCATTCACTGATAACTCAATTGAAGCCAGACGTATTGCTCTTATATCACTAGAGCGTAATAGACAGCAGCTTACAGTTAGTGCTTCCTTTGGTCTACGTACACTAGAAGTTCAAGTGGGTGACAATGTAACACTCACATCAGCTAGGTTTGGCTGGCCTAACAAAGAGTTTGAGGTTGTGTCTTGGAACTTTGGATTAGTTGGTGACTATGACCTACAAACAAACATGGTACTACGTGAGACTGCTGAGTCTGTATATGATGAGGTGAGTGATGGTATTGTTTATGAGAGGGATAACACTAGTCTTCTGTCACCTTTTGATGTGCCTACTGTTGGTTTATCTGCTGACCCTAGGACACAAGTTATTAGGGAGAAGTTGACTAACATCATTACACTTACGGTCTCTTCTGGTGCTAATGAACGTATTGACTATGTTGAAGCTGAGTTTAAGTTGTCTAGTGAGACCTCTTGGATCAGCTTAGGTACTGGGCAGATTGGAGAGTTCAAAGCACTTGATCTGATAGATGGTGATTATGACTTTAGAGCTAGGGCGATTAACACTTTTGGTATTAAGGGTACATGGTCTTACCTAAACAATGTAAATGCTTCAGGCCTACTTGATCCACCATCTGATGTTGAGAACCTTATAGCTGAAGTGAATGGGGCTGTAATTAACCTTGATTGGGATGCTGTGCCTGACCTTGACTTGTCATACTACCGTGTACGGTATTCACCTAGCCTACTTAATGCTACTTGGGCTGACTCTATAACTTACGTAGATAAAGTACCAAGGCCAGCTTCTAGTGTATCCGTTCCAGCTAGGGCAGGTACCTATCTTGTCAGGGCTTACGATAAATCACAGGTAGGCTCTATTAACTACACCTCAGTTGTTGTACCACCAGCAGATATTGAACCTCTAGCTAATAGCTTTACTCTTACAGACAGCACGGGCTTTACAGGGTCTAAGACTAACTCTGAGGTAGTCACTAGCACACTAAGGATAACAGACTACGCTACAGCCCCATCTACAGGTGATTACCTCTTCAGCAACTACATTGAAACTGGTGACAGTACCGTAAGAAGGTGTCGTGTTTATGTGAGTGCCTTAAACGCTAGACATGATAGCACTGCTGGTTTGTTTGATGACCAATCTGGTCTGTTTGACCAAGCTGCTGGTAACTTCGATGATCTAGGTGGTGACAGTCAATTTGCTGATACTAACATAACAACTCTTGTATCTATTACACAAGATGATCCTGCTGGTACACCTACTTGGTCTAGCTACACACAAATAAAGGTTGCAGATATATCAGCTAGAGCCTTTAGGTTTAAGGTAGTCCTGCTGTCTACTGCTGATAACATCACACCCTCAATCTCAGAATTAATCGCATACGTGGAGTACAACTAATATGTCACAGAATGACCTAGTGATTGCTAATCAATCCTTCCCAGCAACTAGGGCGGATATCAATAGTGCGCTACAAGCTCTAGGTAGCTCAAACAGTGGTACAACTGAACCAGCTACAATCTACGCCAATATGTTTTGGTATGATACTACAACCAAGATACTAAAGCTCAGGTCTGAAGCTAATGATGCTTGGATTAGTGTTGGCTTCTTTTGCCAGAGTGCTAATGCTTTTCGTATCCTTGATGACACTCAAGTTACTAATACTAGTGGTACACAAACTGGGTTGCTAGGGGATCAAGCTACAGCTACTTGGGAGACAGGTACTAGCACTACTGAAAGTCTTGTGTCTCCTGCTAAGGTTAAGGCTGCGATATCTTCATCTGTTGTGTTTTCGGCATCTTACATAAGTGCAGAACAGACAATTACAGCAGGAGGGTTGCTTACTCTTACACATAGCTTAGGTGCTATGCCCTCCCTGATACAAGCAAGAATAGTGTGTAAAACCGCTCAATTTAACTACTCCATAGGGGACGAGTTGGTTGTCAACAATGGTGAGAATGCTATCGCAAACGCAAGTTACGGCCACTCTGTAGTTTTGGACTCTACAAACTTAACCGTCAGATATGGTGTTTCGGGTGGCTACCAAATATTTAATAAAAGCACTGGTGCCGCACAAACAATAACAGCCGCAAGCTGGCGTCTTGTCGTCAGGGCATGGGCGTAACCAGTAACATAAAGGAAATAACACATGACATTTAAGTTAAGTCAACGAAGCCTTAATAAACTAGTTGGAGTTCACCCTGATCTTATTGCTGTAGTACACAGAGCTATTGAGATTACAGAAGAGGACTTCATGGTAGGTGAGGGTGTACGCTCTTTATCTACACAAAAGAAGTACGTCAGGGACGGTAAGTCAAAGACCCTGAACTCACGCCACCTTGTAGTCAATGGATACTCACACGCTGTTGACCTATGGTTGTATAAGGATGGTGGTGTATCATGGGATACCTCTCGTGCTGAATCATTCTATACGGTATCCCATGATGATGACTATCACAACTATCAAGAGATTGGTACATCTGTACTGCAAGCTGCTAAGGAATTGGGAGTTCCTATTAGGTGGGGTGCAGATTGGGATGGTGATGGACAACATACGGACCACTCATTTATTGATTGGGTGCACTTTGAATTACCAGAGAAGTACTACCCTAAATAATTAGTATTAAAGAATTAAGGGATAAGAAGAAATGAGCGATGAACTATCTGGCCTGAGTGCTAGGGTGAGGGTATTAGAGGGAAAAATGTCAGACATAGAAAGTGGGGTAGCTGTAATTGGGTCAGAGTTTCTAAACCTAAAGGGAGACCTGAAGGACATTAAAGGTGGTGTCTATTGGGTAATTAAACTAATCATTGGTGCAGTACTACTAGCTATTGTTAGTGCTGTATGGTCTAGTGGAGGAGTACTATAAATGAAGACGTACAAAAGAGAAGTAGCTGGTGCATCAGTATTAGTTGTACTGGTAATGGCCTTTATGGGTATGACTGAGATGGTTGCCCTATTGGTTGGGCCTGTGTTTCTATTCGCTACTGCAATGTTCGGTGCTGATGCTATTGTAAAGCAGACTAGCTTAGGTAAAGACTAGCAGATGAAGATTTATATTATCATTGGTGTAGCTGTAGTAGCTCTACTGTTCTCAGCCTTTCGTTATGTAGATAATGCTAGTGAGCAAGAGTTCAAAGTGGATAAGCTACAAGAAGAAATCAACACTTATCAAAGAGTAGAGGAAGCTGTAAATGAAAGTCGCCAAAGTAACCCTTCTAGTGATCCTAACATTGCTCTTGATGAGTTGCGGGAACGCTTGGGTACCCCCTAATGATGCTGCTTGTGTAGTGCTAAAAGGACCTTTACATGACCTTAACGCATCAGTGGTAGCTAGTGGTGAGGAAATCATAAGTGTAGGTGCTGGTGAGGTTATTACAGACACTAGAAGCCTCACAGTTGTATATGATGCAGCTTGTCCTGCTGTAGATAACACAAAGAAAAGCCCCTGAGAAACTAATCCCAAGGGCTTTAGAGTTCGCTAGTTATTCTACTGCTGGTTCAAGTCCATAGTCCTCTGGGTCATACCCTGCGTCAGACAGGTTCTCAGAGGTAGCTAGTTCGGCATGATAATCAGCTTGACTATTAGCACCATCAAGCCATTGCTGATACACTTCCGTGTCCGCTTCTTCTTGGGTTTCTGCATCAATAACATCTTCAATTGATCCACAACCGTAGTCGTAAGTGATAAAGTACTTAGGCATATCTTAAGTCCTACTTCTGATTGTTACAATAGATGGTCCGGTAGTTAATTCTACTGGGCCTTTTTGTTTGTCTAGTGTTTCATTAGTCTCTAATGAGGTAGTTCTCAAAACCTTCGCCATCATGTAGGTCATCATTCCAAGACTCAATTAGGTCCTCTAGGCATGCGTCACTCATGTGATAGTATTGACCAATGTATAGCTTAGAGTGAAGTTCAGCAGCCTTAGCTTCAGCCTCTTTCCTAGTCAGTTCTACAGTTGATTTAACACCCATTAGAACTCCTCCATAACATCATGTACAGCTTGTAGCTCATTGATAAGCTCTTGGAGGGATGGTTTGTCAAATAATGAAGCACATTGATTACAATACTTAGCACCTACCACGAGGTTAATAGTGTGTCCGATAGGGTCAATACTAATGTAAGCACCATTACTAAGAGAACCATCAATAACCCCCTTAATAGTAGTCTTAGTTGTTGTAACTGTCTCTGTGAATTTACTTGTGGTCATTGTAGTTGTATCCTTACTGTTGTTGTTGTCTGTTGTTACAAGGTCGAATCTCTTTGGGTCTGCTCCAAAACCACCTTGAAATACAACAATACCCCCCGAATGCGACAATTCTAGCACCTCATACTGTACACCCTCAATACCATACTGTTCAGGCCAATAAGATTTATTTGTGCGAACTACTGTATCACCCACCTTAAACTTATTAACACTCATCTGGTAGCTCCTTCAATGTTTCAATAGCCCAAGCATTATACTGGTGAGCCTTCTCTAAGTCTTCAATAGGATTACCTTTGTACATAGCCCTATGTTGATACTTAATCTGATTACCACGGCAGTAAGCTACAAAACCCTCGTTACCTAGCACTTGCTTAATATAGGTGATACACTCAATACCATCTGCTACATTATAATGAGAAGGTTTACTCACTGGGTTATGCTGTTGCTGTTGTTGGTCTTCTGGTGCTACTACGAGTTCAAAGTAGTTTTGGTCTGCGTCGGCACAACCTTTAATTACAACAATACCGTCTGAATATGACAAGCCCAACACCTCATATTCTACACCCACCTCACCATACCGTTCAGGGTAATGAGACTCATAAGTACGTCTTACAATATCACCTACTTTGAATTTACTCATTGGTTATTCCCTGTAACAATATACACAAACAGTGTAATAGTTGCGCCAATCCCTACGCCCTCAAAGAAGATTGCAAGGTAGTTGTTTGAGTGTCCTAGCAGTTCTGATATCATTAGTACATACCCAACATGGACATCTTCAAGCTTGGTGTAAGACCACGCATAAACCACTCAAGGTTAGTGGCAGTAGCTTTAATCTCTTTGTACTTACCACCACCGTAGGAGGACACATGGAACACTGCTGGCACATTAGACTGTGAGGGCGTAATCTTAATAAGCTTCTTACGCGAGTAAGGCATACCCTTAGTTAGCCCCATGTGACGTGTGGATGTACGTGGGATAGAGTTAGGTGCCATTTTACCTGCACGACGTTCTTGCTGACGGGATACTTGACGGGATACAGTATTCATTGGTTATTCCTTTTGTTAAGTTATTAAAACAAATATACACGAATCAACAACCTGTGTCAACCCGTGTATATTTTAGTTATGTAGGCTCACCTGCTAGTTCACAAGTGTAGCCAATGCTAGTGAGGTTGCGTAGTGTAGACCTCATGTACAGCACTCTATCTTCTGCTGCCACCTCACATGAGGCTAGTGTAGGGAACTCTTTAGTGTCTACGTAGCATACACTACCTAAGCATATAAACATTGTACCTAAGAACATTGTTATCCTCCATTATGTTAAATCTACAATCTCACAAGTACCACCAACACAAGCAAATGTTGAGCTACCCTTAGTGTGATCCTCAGTCTCATAGTCAGATAGTTTAGCCCAGTCAATACGCTTAGGCATCAACGATAGTGCAGTCTCATAAGCCTCTTTAGTAATCTCCTGATACGGAGCCTGTTGGTATGTGTGCTCAGAGTAAGGCAAGAACGATACACCAGACATCTCATCAAAGTACTTATAGACGAATGCACCTACCTCAAACCATTCATCAGGCTTAATACTGATAGTTACACTAGGCTTATGCTCACACCAATGACGTTGATAGGTCAGCCACATCTCTAGCTGTTGGATAGCACTCATGTCAGAGGTAGTGATAGCACCTTCAGGAGACTTCATAGGGAAACTAAACACTGTAGTATTGTCAGGCTTCATTACATCAGGTTCATTAGGAATACCCTGAGCGATCATGAACTCAGTAATAGG